TATTGTTCCCTTACCAGACGGCCTTTCTGAGTCGTCCTGATGAATAGCACCGACAATGCAAACCCGATCACCTTCATTAAATGCGGTCAGCAGAAATCGTCTCACATCATCGGCGTGATGGCTAGGCTTCGGGCATGGTGACAGTTCAATTTTTACTGGCTCATTCGACTTAAACGGACTGAAGCTCAACGGCTGTCTTGCCGATCTTCTGTATGCCGACTTAACCGCTGCCTCTATTTCTCGCTCCTTTAATCCGGAAGCGGTAGCTGATGGATACAGCTTGTCGATTGCTGAAAATTCATCTAGTCCAGCATCTCGCAATTGCTGTGCGGCTAGGAACAACTCCTCGTTGCGTTGCCCCTCATGCGCTCCGTTTGTTATGAATTGCTGTGTTCGTGTCGGTAGTTTCATCTTTCCTTTCCCTGTGGCATTTGAAGCACACAGTAGTTAAGTTTTCTAAATCCATCGCTCCTCCATCTGCAACAGCGACCTTGTGGTGAATTTCCAAATTATCATCTGCGCCACAAATCGTGCATTTGTTATTACATCTGGCAAGGACTTTTCTTCTTGTGCTTGTCCAGGTTGATATGGGTTCGTGCCAATCTTCTATCTTGTTCCAAGATGTTTTCTTTCTTGAATGCAACCATCGCATAAAAACATTATGCGTTTCAGTTGCCCTAATATATCCCTTTCTGTACATCGATAGGAACATATCAGCGCAATCAATTGCTCCGCTTATATAGGCGCGATCAATATCGTCGCTTATGAATTGTGGGGTTTTTATTGACGCAAGCTCTGAATAGCTTTGCGGCCTGCTAGTCGATGGATCAACACTTCTGAACCACCGAATGATTTCTTCATCGGTCATTTGCTACCAACCTTTCTGCCTGCTTCTATATCACTACTATTTCTGTTTGCAAGTCATGTCCCTTTGTTTCAGATGTGGTTAGTAGCACACAGCCGCAAGATCTCCTTGCGTACCATTCGGGACATTAAGTTCATATTAAAATTCAAACTGGCTCTGATTCAAGGGGTAGACACACTGAGGAAACGCCCGATGCAAGATCTCCTTGCATACCACAACGCCAGTTAGTTATTTACCATCCAGCTCCACTGCCTTCTTCGCTGCATCCACAATCATCTCTGGTGTGATGTTACGAAGTGCGTTGCACCATAGTTGAGTCTTCGGCGTGCGGTTGGTCGCATCCTTACACTTGGCCTGTGGCAACCCACCCTGCGGTCTGCAAGGTGCGTGTGGACATACTTCCGGTGCAAACAGCGGGTAGGATTTACGATAATACTTGACCCGATCATCTGGATCATAACTGCCCCAAAGGGATATGCAGGCCGTGTTCAGCCCAGCCGCCATGTGATTGACCGACGAGTCAGGGGCTACGACAAAGTCAGCACCCTGCACGACTGGGAACAGACTTCGGATGTTTGACGTTGCGTTGAACAAGTCAATCACGTTTGGATGATCAATCTTAAAGTCAAGCGAACGATCCAGCCCAACGATGACAGCGTGATGATCCTTGAACTCTTCCAACAACGCTTCCACCGCCTTCTTGCCTAGCTGTGGCGGATAGGTGCGTGTTGGTCCCGAACTGCTGACGTGATAAACAAAATACTTATCTGGCAACGGCCACCTACCCATCTTAATCAGCTCATCGTGGTCAGGCTGGACAACGTACAAGTGAGGTCGCTTATACTTATCATCCACCCGCTTGACATCACCAACCTTTCCAGAGATGTCGGCCAGTATACCTTCCGCACCCATCCACAGGTAGATGCGGTCATAGTGATTGCCTGCACCTGTTCCAAGCTCTGTTCCCCCGACCTTACCAGAGAATAGATCATCCAGAGGAATGTGAGCATCGTATGAATCCCACGCCTCGGCTGTTGGTGGCAGCGGAAGAATCCTTGCGCCAAGCCCAGCGTAGATCGGCATATTGCGAGCAGGACAGTAAATGTCCACGCCACCACCCGAAGTCTCGACTAGGTAACGAATGATTCCGGTAGCCATAATCGCGTCACCAATTGCCCCAGCGCGATACACGGCAGTTGTTCCACCCTCGGCTCGACCTGGGTAGTACGGCTTAATTCTGTGCGGAACTGGTACGGCATCATTGAATGGTGCGTTGACCAACTCGTCTGGCAGGATGTAGCTACAGCGCGGCCACAGATTATTATCGTCCACAATGTGGACTCCGTTTGTGTTATTGTTCCATAGTTTCATTTGGCCTGCCTTTCTATTTAGTTTGTTTTAATCAGTCAATCTTTTTTACACGCTCTGCATCTGGTAAGCGTGGTCAACCAGTTCTCTGACGCATTTAGAATACTCTTCCTCGGAACTGCTGTAACAAAATATCTCAGTTGTAAACCCACCAGCCTCAAGCCAAAGCTTCCATCTCAAGTTCTGCTCATCCCACTCCTTCCTCACCTGCATTGCCAACTCATCCTTGCTTTTCATTCCTCACCCACCACTTCCTTGCACACCAGGCTGGCAGCATCCACCATCGTAATGATTTGGATCATATCTATGGCGTGGCCGTGAGTCGCGCGATCCCTCTCAATCACAAGCTTATTGCGTGCAATGAGAAGGATCTCTCGCGCCCACTTGAGGCGATCTTTAGCCTCGACCTGCATTATGAGCCTGACCGCATCCGAAACTTGCGAGTCGATTTGTTACTCTTGCCTGCTGCGGATAGCGCAATGGCAATCATCTGCTCGCGTGATCGCGGCTTACCGCCTGCTCCACGCTCGCTACCCTTCTTGCGGTTGTCCCTAGCCAATTCACTCATATTCTTCGATACGTCTTTACCTAATGGCATATTCTGTTTTCCTTTCTGTTTATGGTTGTTCCGACTTGTGAAGATCGTAATAAAAAGAATCTGTATCCTCTGTCACCCACTTATCGCTGCGATTCTCCACGCTGGGCAAATCATCGTCCACTCGAAATTGCTTGAGATTGTCTGGCAACTTCTTGGTAACCCAATTGCTATCCCGCCAAAAGATCCGGTTGTTGGGCATGCACAGCAAGTACCCATCGTCAGCCGCGAACACATGACCGCACTTATAGTCGGAAGGCTCGTCACTGTATGGGTTATTGAACCAATCAACTGTGAATAGATATGTGCCCCATACCTTGGTCGCATCCCTAAGCAGGATCTGTGCGCGGTGGTAGGCTAGGAAGCTGTACTCAGTTACGGCCACATTCTCGGAGAAGCAATCCCAAAGCTGTTTGTAGTTGAATGGGATGTCGGCCTCTGGCTCGTGAGTGTATATCTCTGACAGCGGCACTCGACTCCGCAACATTCCAGAGTCAGTCATAACGTGGAAGGTTAGGATTGCCCCAGCGCAAGACTGCAAGGCGAACACATAGACGTTGTAAAACTCTTTGTCCGACTCGGTCTTGGTGAAGAAAGACTTTCTCACCATAGCCTTGAAGCTAGGGATGTTCTCGTTGAGCGTTGCCATTATCGCCAAGCAGGTCCAGTAAACCAAGCCACCAACACCCAGCGCGTTCCCCAGATAGGCGCACGCGCACGATGCTCTAGGTAGGATGGAAACCAGCAGCCTGCTCCCTGCTCGCGGATGAACTGAGCGTTCTCCATATCAGCCTTAACCTGCAACCCTCCACCGATATACTCCTCTGGTGCTGACAGGTTGACCACAGCCGTCAGCTTGCGAACTGGTGCTTCGGATGTGTAGGTGTCCCAATGCCAAGAGAACTTCTGTAGCGGGCGGTATCGCAGGATCTGCAACTGTTGGATGCCTTGAATGTCGAATCGCCATTGCTCGGCATTGATGCTTTCCGTAATCTCGCGCATCACCTTGTAGATCCATTCGTAATGTTTGGCGAAAGGAATCCAGCACGATGAGCAGGTTCGCGTACGTGATACCGTACGTGTTACTCCATCCTTCGACAGCACCGGCGCACGCTTCATTCCAATCACTTCCGCATCTTGGCGCAGCATCTCACACTGCGTCTTATTCAATACATAGCGATCTACTGATGCGGTTAAAACCTTCTGCTTAAACTCGCTCATAAATCCAGTTCCTTTCTTATGTAATCAATTAACTTGAAGATGATGTACAACGCACAGTAGATTGCCGACAAAAGCAGGGAACTGTAAAGGATAAAAGAACTGATGACCCAAACTATTGTGCCAAGGTCAAGTAGGCAGAACAT